AGTAACATCATCTAATCTAACATATCCTGCATGAGGTAGTACAGATACGCTGTCTAAAAATAAACTACTAGTTGTTGCAAAAGGATAATTGTTATATCCGTCTGGTTTTGTAACTATATTTTTAGAAGTTTCATAAGAAATAAAATCGTCAACAACAATCGGTTCGGTTTCTACAAATTTTACAACCTGAGGATTCTCTCGGAACTTTAGTTCATTTAAAATTACTTCTAAAGTTTGGTTAGTAGAAAAACTTCCATAGTCTCCTACTCTAAATGCCCAATCTTCATAATACTCAACGTATCCGCCTTGACTTATTAAACTAGCCTTCGACAATTTATTAATTGTATTTTTTGTTCCTTTTTCTTTTATGTAGCCTTGATAAAACTTGTATTGACTGGTTGCATTTGTAAAAATATTATCTAGATAAGTTCTAGGACTATATCCAATTAAATGTTGTGCAAGCTTCTGCTGAGATAGATCAAAATTGTCTATATCTAAACTATAAAAATCTTGAAACTGATCTATTTTGTAATCAAAGTTAGGCAATAATTCTGCAACTGGGCGAGATCCTAACACAGTCCAACTATCAAAATTAAATTTTTCAGATCCTAATACTTTATTATTTGCAGAATAATAATTGCCTGCATAGAAAACTACATCGCCTGTTGAGTAATCAGTGAAACTTTCCCATGAGTTAATATTTGCCTCGTCATATATAAATCCAGGACTAAACAAATCTCCATTCCAGTTATCTGTTATAAAACCCGATAATTTAAGTCGACGTTGTCTGTATCCTGATTCGATGTCGTATATAACATCGTTAAATAAAGACTGATTGTTTAAAACTAATGTATGTTCTTTTTGTATTAAATTTAATCTTACAAAAAATATCCCATCAGTGGTGTTCTGAGTTTTGATTACAAAAATATTTTCATCTCTAGATGTTGATATAGACTTACTTGATAATACTCCCCCATCTGCCTTTAACACACTGTATTCATAAAACGCATTTGTAAGGCTATCAACTACTCCAGAGCTATCACTGAATTTTAATCTATTGGCAAATGGACTTAGTGTAATTACACTTCCAGCGGTCCATTTTTGAGTTGTCCAGAATAAAAATTCTTTAGCAGAATATGTCCAATTTAAAATTTCAGTTAAATCTTTATTATATTCGTCAAAAATACATCCTTGATTTTCTAACCAACGACCGTATCCTACTAGAACAGCATATAATTCTTCAACGTCTGTGTACTCTACACCGTATGATATCTGTGCCACAGATGTTTCATACTTTGAAGGCCTGCGAACTGAAACTCCGCCTATTACGGGGAGACTAGGTAGAGGTTGAAAATTTGCAGAATTAAATGTCGTTCCAGAATTATGGCTTACTTTAACTCTATAAAATTTTCCTAAATATCTTACTACCTGTCCTTGTTTATAAAAACGGTACCCGTCGTTTGTAGATACAGATGTTGTGTCTAGTCCCGACATAGGGTTAGATGCGGATTCTGTCCAGTCAACATATGATTCGTTCTTTCCTCCGATATGCACACTAGGATCAGTAGAAGAAAATATTGGCATTAGGCAATTAAAGTAAGGAGCATTCGTATCGTAACCCCTAATAGAAAATCCTCTTTCTGTTTTTTCAACAATAACTCCACTGACTCCTAGACTTTTAATAGGACTACTTTTGTCTAAAAATACGCTATGATCTTCATCTACAAGTGTAACTCCGGCGTTAGCACTATTTGGATTAACAGAATCTACAATAATCTTAAATTTTTCTTTATTGATAAATCCGCCTAGCTTATGAGCTAGCTTAAATGTTATGTAGTTTATCTGATCTTTTAAGTTGGATAGATAATTTTTGTTTTTTTGACGGCCAGCTTCTATTAAAAATACACTGTATCCCGATGCCATTACTTTGTCTAAGTCAGATATTGTATCTTGATAAAGAGATAATATATCAAAACTTAAAAATTCTTTATTGTCTCCGTAACCGAACTGACCTGCTAAGTTTTTAGAAATTCTACTTGTATCAAATAATAAAGAACTGTATGTTGCAGGATCAGTTAATGCCATTAATATTTGTACTGTAAAAGGCCAGAAGCTACTTTTCCTCCATGCAGCCTCGACAGGACCTTGGTCGCCAAATTTCCAATTATTAGATATTGAATTATAATCTAACGCTGTAGCAATATTGGCGGCTGCTGGGTCTAATAAGTTTCCGCTATTATCAACTGGCAATATTTTAGATAAACCTGATCTAATATATCTTGAGTTAATTTTAATACCGGCAGGATCTCTTACTGTACCAGTCTCAATATCTTTCCATAAAATTTCATTACCCCTGGTATACGGTGCCGGTCCGTAAACTTCAATCCACCATTCAGGCATTATAGGAAAACCTAACATTTCCCAAGGGTGTGTATGAGGTCTATCAGTGTCAAAGAAATATTTGTAAATTCCTCTCCAGTTTCCTGGTAAAGGTAAATTTGTTACTGTTTCTTGTCCTGAAGAAAAATTCCATGTTTTTCTATTCTCCGAAGATGTAGAATTATTAGAATAATTAAAACCGTAGAATGAATCCCATTTCAAAAATTCTCGAGATAAAATGTCGTTTACTTCTTTTAAATTATATTTGTTTGATCTAAAGGCTCCGGGCAGTATAGAATTAATATCTAACAGGTCTGGATTATAATTTACCTTTATATTGTTAAAAACCCTACGTTCAAATTCTAAAATAATATCGTCACGGTAGTCTCCAAAAGATAAAATTAAACTACCGTCATGGCCTTGAATCATTGTTTGGGGACTATCAGCGTAAGTATCATCTACGAAAATCTTAGGTTCATACTTTGGATATAACCCTAACTTTGTAGGCGTCGGCGGAACATAGTTGCCTCGTGTCCGCGGATAATCACTGACTGTTATTGTATCACCTTTTTCTAAATCAATCTTAATATAAACAGAAGAATCATAAAGATCAAAAGTGTATTGACTACCGTGTAATAATTGAGTAATAGTTCCCTGTGTATCAGTGTGATATATTAACACTGATCTTTCTGACAACGAATCTAAAGAAAATATAGAAGTTAACGAATATTCTTTATTTCTTCTATCCGTTACTGTAAAATTTCTAGTAACAACATCTGTACCGTAGGCTATCATATCACTCATTGCATAAGGAAAAGAAATATCCTTATTTGTATTCATATTGAATAGTGCAATGTCTAACGCCTGTGCCGATGTATAATTACCTTTTAATTGTGTTATTTGTTCAATCAATCCTAGTTTAAATTGATTATAATGTTTTGCCACTGTTTTAGTTGCAGTAATTAAATTATATTCATCATTTGCAATAAAGTATGCGGCAAAGGCCAACGGATTTTTATTGGAAATTAATCTAGTACCGTACGATGATAGATTATCAAGGTCTCTAATATTGCTAGTTCCGGGGAACGCTCCTGAAAAATCAGGATGTCTGTCTACCATTGTTTTTACGTGATCAGACAATTCAGATAATGTAAACTCTCCTATTGGGCCGTTTAACGGGTTGTTTGAATACCCTAAAGAAATTTCATATGCACCTGTATCACTAGGTAGTGCTTCTGATTTTATTTTTAGTAATACTCGATTTCCTACAGGTAATTCATTTTTAAAAATTATAAAAAATCTACGCCCGGATGCAAATAAAGTATAATCGTCTATCAATACTTGTTTAATATCGTTGACATATACATCAACATCCAGCGACTGATATCCAGGATTCTGAACAGCAGTTATTTCTAATTCAGTAATTGGTTCTTCTACAATAGAATATTGTAATATAGGAATTTGATATGTAGTAGCTTCAGCCCATACATTTGAATATGTGCTTTCGTTTTTGCTTAGAATTTTTTTAACAAACCCGTTTGCCACAGGCACAGAATAAGAATTGTTACCGTCAATAATAAAATTAATATCGTTCATGAAATAATTTTCAAAAAGATAATATGCTTGATTTTCAATATTCTTATATTTTAAAGGGAACCCTAGTGCAGGGTCAGCAGTGCCCGTTCCTACAGAGTATCCAAAAATCTTTGAACCTAAAAATATGTTTTTGTATTTGACATCACTGTACGCAACACCGTCGTTATCAAAAATTTCAAATCGAGGTGCCTGATTTAATGCAGTTTTTTGTTGTCCTTGTGTCCAAGTAGTTCCGTTATACCACCAATTTTCTCCTTTCTTGGTAGTACCTTTGGTAATAACAACAGAGTCTCCTAACTGAGGAGTAACATCTTCTTCTTCATCTAAACTGATTCTAAATTTTTCTCCGATTTTAACAAAGTTAATAATATAAGTTTTATTATTAACAAAATTGTCATTGTCGGCAGTGAAGATTACCCTATCGCCCTGTCCTACTTCTTCACCGTCAATGTAATATCCTACTGCGCCTTCTACCGTCGAAAACACATCTTTAGTGATAGTATCTATAAATTGTACACTAGGTTTTAAATATGTTCCAAAATTATTAAGCTGTAAGTCTGATTCAAATTCAATAATAGGTCGAATGGCCTTTCCTGTAGTAGGCAGCAATAATGGAATGTTATTAGCCTCTGCAGAAATTTTAATTACATCTTCGTGGAACCAACGATTATATCTAGTCCACGGATTCTTATCCTGACTAGATTTGTTTATAGTTACATATTCAGGAACTAACGGTAAATTCATTGACTGATCAAATTTGTACTCGTCAAATCCATCACTGTCAAATCTTTCGTCAGAAACAGTCGAAAATCTTTCAGGAGCAACTAATGTATCAAAATCTACTAACCGAATAGATTTTCCCACACCTTCTACAATAAACTGTTTATTTTTATAAAACTCAGGGAATACCTGTCCTACAAAATTAATTTTTAGCCCGTTTGTAAATGTTATTCCGGAATATGAAGTATAACTTTTCTTTCCTATGATTTCTTTTTCTACATCTATAACACTATTTTCTTCAATAGATTTAATTATAAATTCGCCGCCATTTAATTTTTCATCTTCTGAAACAAAATAAAGAATCTTAGGAGATGTGTGATCAATAGTTAATGTAATTGTACCATCATTAATTCCGTTATTATCAGTGGCGCGGTACGGAGCTTCCTTACCGTCTATTCTCGAAGTCTTAATCCAAAAATTGTTTTTAGATTTTATGTTGAATTTATATGTAACACCTCTGTATAAAGTTATTTGAGGAGCTGGTGTTAAACCATCAGGAGTGAATAAGAAATAAAATCCGTCAGGAGTATCTGTAACATTATATGTACTAACAATCTCTCTTTGTTTGTTACCAATAGAAATACTGTCTGGACCGTTTGGTAGCCAGTAATACTTAGAAAAATTAACAAATTTATCCCAATCAATGTGAGGATTATATGAATAAAATTCAGGATTAAACAATCTATCTAATTTAGAAACGTTTGAACCTTCAAACTCTAATTGGTTTATTAAATCGTCATAGGATGTAGATTTAATAATTTTTAATATATCATTAGTAACTACTAATGCAGGCTCAAGCTGATAGTCTTGTTTTAATTTTAAATTGCTGTCTATATAAAAATCTTTTTCTATATTATAGGTAGGTGTTATTTTGCTACCTACCCAGCCATCTAATCTTTTTAACTGTGGAGGTTGTATTAACTGGTCAATTGTGCCTGATAAAAATTTTGAATTTTTATCTGTTCTAAAAAGAACTGGCAACAAATTAACAGACTTCCGTGTTCCAGGATTATTTTTATCTATAATCTGATCTAACTCGTCTGACATTAATAAACTCCTAAAGTATTGTTAACGATTGTTTCGGTTGTTTTTATTTGACTCGATGTAATTGCATCTATTATTTCTATATCAGTGACCATTGCACCATTGACAAAAATTTCATTGTTTTGACATGCAATTTCATACAGGCTTCCAAATGGTACATCAGCTTTGGGTACAATAATAAAATTTGTAATATCGGGTGTTAATAGATTCATTATGTAAGTTGATAGTTCACTAAAATAAAATGTTTGGCCAAAATCCCAGTTATCAAGCATAAAGAAAGATTCAATAGCTACTAATATTTTAGACTTTAGTTCATTGTCAGTTGTTGATCTTTCTGAATTTCTAACAGCTTTAAAAGTTGCCTGTAGATTTTTATCTGCAGATGATCCGAACAATGCTTTGTATTTTACAGGTTGATATATTATTTGATCGCTTATAGATTTAATATTTTCCAGTGTTGAAGAATAATTTTCTTCAAGCTCTGAACTGGTAGGTGGCGTAGGTTCTGTTCCGGAACCTGAATCAATCCAATTTCTAAAAGCGGTGTCATAAGATTTTGTTAAAACAAAAATATCTATTAAATTTGTTTTGCTAGGATCTAATCTTCTGTCGTCGCCGCTGTTATGTTTATACTGAAACTTTAACCCTTTTCTTCCAGGCTTTGCAAAATAGTTAGGTTCTAGTACATAAGATGTTGACGATGATGTAGAGTAACTTTTAACAACATCAGCATTGTAAAAATAGAAAAGTTGTCCTTCGGTCGGAGTTTCCAAAACATCAAGCTCAGTAGGATATGCCAAAATTTCTGAGTCGTCTATAATAGAATACGTTAATCCGTCAGTGGATTTTTTAAAGTAAACAAATTTATTTTTAAATCCTGTTTGCGGGCTGATTCCAAACGGTGACACAACTTCTGTAAATGAATCGGGATTTTCAATTTGGCTATCTTCATATTCATCTAAGAAAGACACTAAAACTTTTTTAGGATTAACATACCCGTCAGTTTCTATAACAGAACCGTCTATCTGCCAATTGTGATCAACTCCAAGAGGTAAAGTAGAATATTGAGAGCCCGAAACACCAACACTTACAATTGATGTTGCTGTATTATATCCTGTTCCAGAATTAACAATTAAGACACTGTCAATGTATCCATTCTTTAAAATAGGATAAAAAGAACCGTTTATACCATCAGAAACACTAATACTAGGAGTTGACACATATCCTTTTCCTTTATTAGATATAGTAAATCCAGTAACACTTCCGTTAACGTTAACACCTGCTAAAGAAATAATTGCATTTCCGTAATTAACTGGAGAATAGTTTGTTCCTAAAATTTTTATTTGATCTCTCACTAAAATATTTTTAGTGAAGTCATAATTTTTTGTAGTTTTGTCAAAATAGAAAGATGTATCTCTTTCACTTTCAAAAATATAATCAGTTGTTCTATACTTAATTTCGTAACCTATGCCGTTCCATATAAAAGCAAACAGCCAACTTGAATCTTTGTTAGTGTTTGACACATCCTGTTGAAATACAATACTAAACGGAGAAATAACATCAAGGTCTGTATCATTGATTATGTACCAAGTACGAGTACTTTCAGAAAAGCTGATACCAAAATTTCTTTTTGCAAGACATAAATTTACTATATCAGTTTGTAAAGAGTAGGTGAAAGTTGTATCAAACGGTGGGATTAATTCTTTAGCTATTGCCCCTGAAGGAACATTTTTAGTAAGGATCACAGGTCCGGTACCGTCTGGTAACAGTCCCTGACCGCCATATGAACCGTCGCCTACAATTAAAGAAGTTTTAACCCACATAACTTCTTTTGTTTTTTCGTCGGCTACAGAAGTTAAATTTCCGTTAGGTAAAAAATATTTTCCTGTTGGGGGGATAAATTTAATCAATGTGCCTGGTTCTAAATATCTTAAATTTGTAGAAGAAAATATTCCTGTCTGCAAAGGAGTTAAGGAACTTGCATCTCTCAAATATCCTGTACTCTGATTTGTAGATTTAGTTGCTTGATACCAATCAACAAAAGGATCTGAAATTTTTGGACGAGGCCAAAAATTTAAATAAAAATTGTTCATGCTAGTCGAACTAGCAATAGGAGAAAGTTGATTTATAAGAACTGCATATATTTCATTTTTATTTGAAAAAGAAAATTGCAAACTTTGCATTTTATTTTCTTGATAAATTGCTCCGTCAGAACCAAAAATGTTTGTACTAGAATACTTTCCACTAATATCACTGAGTTCATAGTATTTAGAAATTCCGCTACTAAGTCTGTTGACACTCTTAATTTTAACAATATCTGATCCTGCTGTTAGCGGTGCAATATTATAATCTTCAGCAGTTACCATCCTATTTTGTGTATAATAAGATTGTGGTGCTTTTAATTTAATATTGGCATCGGACTCGGCACCTTCACTGTTATTAACGGTGTATTGAAGACTAAATGTCATCGAAAGTGTGTGCTTCTGCCCAATTTTATTAAGATAAGGAACCTGTATTTGAACTCCATTTATTTGTTCAGGTTTAATAGAATAACTAAGTCCGTTGCTTTGTCTATAAAATAAAACAAATTGCCCCTTAGGAAGATTTCCAAAGAGTCCATCTGCAAAATTGATATCAATTTGATCGTTTTCTCTCGAAGTTACTGCATATATATTTCTTTTTAAGTTATTCAAACTATTGTAGATAATATTATTGCCCGACAATGCATCAACTTTGTCCCACAGAGTTGAGTAATTTCCGTTTGCATCTAACTGCCATAACCAAACATCCGAATCGTTGATATCAGATGCATTAATTCCGATAATTTCATTAGGCACAGGAGCACCAATGTTAAACGATGTTAAATTTAATGTACCTTGTTTAAAATGTACAAAAAATCCTGTGTTAGCACTGGCACTGCCCTTTGAATCGTTTCTAAATAATAAACTAAATTGGTCAGCTGGTTGCGGAGTTGTTTCATAGATATATGTTGTATCTGCAAACGTACAACCTGTTATTTCAAATGGCATAGGTATGCCGCCAATTGTTTTGTTGAATCCAAAAATTGGAACATCATTATTAGCTGTGTTTATTTTATACTGTTCAGTTGGTATTCCGTTTATTGTCTTTTTATTGTAAGGTTTTCCAAAAGTAACATTACCAGGCATGACTGAATTCATAATTGTCACAAACTGTTGATACCAATTTAAATTACTAGTATCATTCCAGCTTATTACTGTATTGGCAAGATTACTGCCATTAGCATCAAATACATTATCTGTTGTAGAAACCGCCGTTAATTTTAATAGTCCGTTAGCCGGCTTGTTACGGCTAGCATTATAGTTAATAAGCTGTGCCAGCCTTAATATACTATCGCGACGTTGTGCCGTTTCTAAAAAGTTTTCGCGGGCATTTAAGTCAACGCGGAAACTTAGGTTTTGTCCTAGGTAAGCAATAAGGTCAATAAGAGCAATGTATTCACTAGATTCAATATAATCGTTAAAATCTTCTGGGTATTTTTCTCGTAGATAAGAGATCATCGTTCTACGTAAAGTTTCAAAATCGTAGCTCTTGAAGTCTGCGTTTTTAAAAGATTGGTATACTTTTTTCCAATCTTCGGCTACCAGTAATTTAGAATTTGTTGACGGGATCATAGATAATTTAACCTAGTTATTGCATATTTATTGGAAAAATAAACCGCATACATTATTAACCAGCAAGGCCGACACGTTTATCAAAAGACAAAATCATATTGTCGCTTACGTCTGTATTTTTGTATGTTAATGTTAATTCCAACAAAAATCCGTAATCTTGCTCTACTATATTAACACGGGTAGGAATCACTCTAGTATCTGAAGCAAGTATTCTATCAATATCTGATGCAATTTGTTGTTTTACAGCAGGAGTTAACGGTTCATATATTAGATCCCATATTACTGAGCCAAAAACAGGATCCATTAATCGCTCCCCTTTACGAGTATTAAACTGATTTAAAATATCTTGTTTGATCAGCTCATAGTCGTATATTTTAACATTAGTAGTACTTTCATCAACCGTGCTGAACCCTTTGTAAAACTGACTAGTTTTTTTAGTGGTTACATTATTAATGTTTGGAGGAGTAATTACTAAATTTTTGTATGCCATAATAATATTTAGTTAGGTGGATAAGGGCCATATCTTACAGGTGTGCCGTCTCCTGTTGTGATAGGATTTCCTGAACTATCAGTCCATACTCCGCCGTCGTCTGGTATTTTTAGTAGCTGGGTCCTAATGTAGTTCAACTGATCCCGAGCTTTGGCTGCGGCTTCTGCTTTAGTAATGTTTCCATCTTTATTTTTATCAAGTCCTTTGTTTTGTTCATAGGCTTTACTTGGGCTTGAAAATAAAACATAATCATTAGATTTACCCACCGCAACTGGCCATAAAATAGCCATATACAAATCTTCAAGAGAAACTGAGGAAAGTTTTTTAATTGGTCCTGCTTTAAAATATTTTAAAACATAATCCATTTGTTCAGTACGCGACATTGCTGCCAACTGATCAGTTGTTGTTCCTAAACTTACTGCGGTAGATCTTAAGAATTGAATTAGTCCTGTTGCCCCAATGCTGTTTCGTAAGCCAGGATTCATTGTTCTGCCTGTTTCAAATGCCATACAACACAATAAATCAATGTAAGAGCATTTTAATTGTGTGGCTACAGATTTAACTTTTTTGTAAAAATCTAAATCTTTTGTCCAATCTGCAGGCATATCTGCCCTATTATAATTTGGTGCAGGGTTGTTAACTGTTGCAGGATTTGTACCCGGATTTGCCTTAGACTGTTTCTTTGTAGGTGGCATGGTAGCACTATCTGTTGCAATAGGATTAAACTGATCTTTATTAATATTTTCGTGATGATCCCAAGGTTCGTGTGTTGGTACTCGTTTCATAATAGACTGTATATCCGACTCTTTATAGAAGCGGCCGTCATCCCAACCTGCTTCTTTTTTTCTATTAGGCAAATTATATTTTGGAAGTGCTGACGGAATATCTGCAGAGTTGGCAGCGGTTGCGGCTGTAGCCGCGGTGGACGCCGGACCATTCATGTGAATCTGGCTTGCTTTTTCTATGTATTGTCCAGAAGCTTTAACATAGAATGTTGCTCCAGAAGTTTGATACATATTAGTACCTGATTTTAAATGCATCTCCGACGCAGCCGTTTGATATAGACTAGTTCCTGCATTTAAATGAAAGTTTTTAGTAGCAGTTTGAAAAATACTCGAACCTGCTCCAATATGCAAATTTGTTCCTACGGACAGTGTTGCGGCTGAATCAACACTATGGTCATAGTTTCCAGCAAATGTAATCAATCCGTTTTTACTAACAACTAAAGTATAATCTTCAGTAACATCAGTTTGCATTTTTCCAGAAACCGCAATATTTAAATTTCTTCCTGCTTCTATGTTAATATCTCTATCGGCTTTGAAATTAAAGTCTTGTTCTGAATGAATGCTAACGCTGTCTTTTGCGTAGATATCTATCTTACCGTTACTAGTCATTTCTATCCAGGCTGTTCCTCGACTGTTAGCTATATAAATTAAATCTTGACTGTTATGCAACAATATTTGATGGCCAGTTCTAGTTCGTATCCTAACTAATTCGTTTTGGCCGGCTTCATCTCCGTCATCCATAACAAATGTTGTTCCGCCTAGTCTAGATACTGGGCCAGTTCCAACTTCTTCGTAACCAATATATCCTTTTTTGCCGTTTGGATCAAGCGGTCCCGGTGTTGAGATTCCAAACACCATACTAGGAACTTCTCTTCTTGCAGAGCTAGAAGTAACTCCTCGAACCGTATCAGTTAACAGTCCTTGTGCCAATAATCTATCTGCAAAAGGGTGAATAGGTTTTGTGTATGTGTCGGGCCTGATGTTTGAAAGGTCTCTGCCTTTCTTTAAAAATTCAGCAACAGGTAAATTTCTTGTTCCGTATTTCCGTTCTTGCTCTGCTGTTATTGCTACATTTTGGCTCGATGCAAGACCTGGTACCATATGATTTTGAAATTTGTCTGCAACACAGCCTAACCAATATCCTTCATTAGGATTTCCGTCAATAAAAAAACAAAGGACGGTGGTTCCTAAGTCAGGAGGAACCATCCACATTCCGTAACTTTTTTGTACATCTTGAAAATCACTCGAATTAGTTCCTTCATTTACAATGTTAGTTACTCCATAAAAAGGAGACATATATCTAACAATCATTGTCTCGTTTTGTAATGCAAGTTCTCCCATTGTTGATTTAACCAAGGAAACTTCTAGGCCGCCCATGTATGTGGGGTCAAGATAATTAGTTACTACTCCAATATACGGTCCCGGATATGCTAATTTTTTTCTTCGTCTTTCTAATTGTGCCATATTATGCTTCTTCTATCGGTGGTAATCCTAGTCGTCTACGTACAATAGGATCATTTCCTGTGTACGGAGGAGCACTAGGATCATTTAATTTATTAACTGAATTATTCATTAGTTTATCTAATGGTGTTCCTACACTACCGGTTAGACTTCCAAATTTTGATGTAACACTTTTTCCTAAATTTTCTAATTGCGTTACACCAGAGCCCGGATTTCCCATTGCTGTTTGAATTCCGCTTAAAGAACTTTCAACTGACCCTCCTCCAGAGAATAAGCTACTAGCAGATTTTCCAATGCCTTGCAACGACCCTAGTCCTTTAGCTGCCTGATCTTGTAACCCTGCAAATGTGTCAGATCCAGGAAGTCCCTCAGGTACAAGACCTCCTAATTGTTTTTGTATTGCCGCAAATTTACCACTAGCTATGTCTGCACTAGTAATACCTAAAGAAGACAGTGCAGATAAATTTCCCGAGGCAGATTGTGGAAGATCGGATAGTGCAATTGCTTGAGCTTCCGGTGTTAGCCCTTTTAAATTAATTCCAAAAACTGCGGCATTTCTTAATGCTTGATCTACAGGAATTCCTTTTTTATTTGCATCAGCAATTACAGCGGCACGTTGTTCAGCTGTTAGTGCAGAAGAGACCGATCGAGCTGGCAACTCGGCGCCCAGTGAACGCAAGTTTGGAGGAATTCCCGGAAGATTCTTTAAAGTGTCTCCGGCAAGGTTAGACATAATAATACCTTGTTTTTTTACTTTTTCTAAGTCAACATTTTCCGGAACTTCTTCTGCAAGTTGTTCAACTTGTTTTACAATTTTACTGTCTAGTGTTCCCGATAGACCAGAAATTTGACTTGGATCTATTCCTAATTTTGCCGCAATGGCTGCAGGACTAGATTCAAATCCGGGAAGATTTGCACCAAACATACTTGCATTTCTTAATGCTTGATCTACAGGAATTCCTTTTTTAGTTGCATCGGCAATTACAGCGGCCCTCGCGGCAGGAGATAAATTATTTCCATTAGAAGAATAAGATGATAAGTTTTTAATTTTATCTCCAATACCTCCTAACATTCCTCCCGAAGAATCTCCCATCTCTTTTAAAGACGCTAAAGAACTAGACATCATTCCTTTTGAAGAATCTAATAAGTTAGATATGCCCGGAGTTAACGGAATTCCTTTATTAGTAAGACCTTGTTTAAATGATCCTATGTCTGCTGACATTTTTTCTGAGATATCTGAATTTAATAAGGCTGACGGATCTCCAGGTATTAAGGTACCTGCAATATTTCCTGCTTGATTCACTAACGATGCAGACGCAGGTATTTTTGATGCCATAGAACTTAATGCAGAAACACTCATTGGTATTCCAGATAACAAGGGATTAACACCTGTTAATGCATCTCCTACATTTAGTCCTGTTAAATTGCTAGCCTGATTAAGTAAATTCATTCCAGGACCTAACGATCCACTAACTTTCTTAAATTGTGCCTGTGCTGAACTAATATCGGCAAGCAAATTAGATGTTTGCCCAGGCAGTCCTGTAGTCGGTAGGCCTCGCTTGATCATTGCAGTTAGTTCAAGTTCGTTAGGTTTGACTCCTGCTTTTACAACATCCGGCCCTGCTTTATCAACAGTTTGTTGTTCTCCTGGTTTATCTTCTTGAGAAAATAAGAAAGCAGGTGTAGGCTTTAAATCGCTGCCGTCAGCAATTTGGCCATTGTACCTCATAATTTTTAATCGTTGCTTAAAAATTCCTTCACGTAATGCAGAAGAGCAAGAAAGAACCTGATACACTCCACTGAATGCTACATTAGTTTTAGAAAATTTTACAAGACCAGTTTGTTCGTCAATGTCGATTGGATTTCTAAAATTAATCCTTACAACGACTGGGCCGTTATTAAAGTTTGCCTCGCCAGTTATTGTAATAGATTGATCTTTTAGTTTAGGAAGATAATTTCCCATGCCACCGGTGCTAATGTAGAAAGGGTCGCCTAGAATTTCTATTTCACCAGTTAACATATTAACGCTTTCTAAAATTGCTTTATGTGCGGCGTAGGCAATTTGATAATAAGGGTTTTGTTGCACCGGTTGTCCGCGATCACTGTTTGATCCTGCAGAATCAGATGCATGTAGTGGGGCTCTATCGTTTTGATCTCGAGATGCATCTTTGCCTGCATTGGCCGGAGCTTCAACTTGTCTATCATTTGATGCTCCGGCGCCGGATGAAGTATCTTTTTTATCGTTGTTACCCATTTTAGGGTTTGCTGCCTGAAAAAATAGATTATTAAAATTAAGTTTAAAACTTAATACATCTATGTTCTGTCCTGTGTAAAGATAGTTATAAACTCTTTTTACATAATTCTTCATTGTCTTTGCATCAAAATTTGTAAATTGTTGACCAGGCAATTTTGAATAATGCACTTTATATGGACAAATTATATATTGATATATAAATCGCTGTTCGTTAAAAGTAACATCCATTTCGCCAGGAATCGTATTGATCATTATTTGAAAATAATCAATCATCCCGTCACCTTTTTTTGCTTCTTCTACATCTTTTAAAATTTCTTCAAAGTATAAACTATCTCGAATTACAGCTTCTAAAATTTCATGTATATTAGATCCTTTAGAAAATTGTATTTGATTTTTAGTAGGGTCATACCTTTTATTAGAACTTCCAGAATCTGTCCTTCTCGGGTCATTGGTATTTCGTCCGTCACTACCCGGTGTAGAATTTGCTGACGATTGCTCAATAGGGGGAAATTTATAAACAGCATTAGATCTTAGTTGTTCGTTGATATCTGCCTTTGACATTTTATTTTCAGAAGAGCTATCTAAAGTCAGACTCTGTCCTGATTTTGGAAAAGATGGAAAATACACTTCGTATTTGTCATATATTCTAGCGACGTCTCGAACTTTTTCTTTAGATGCCCTATCTTCTGTACTTTTGTTAATTCCTTCAAACAAACTTTTAACTACTTCTTGAACAGTATTTCCGCTGAAAGATATGTCTGTAAAAATAACATTAGGATTTGCATATCCGTGTTCGTTATAAGGAATGGCGCTACATCTATACTTTGTTCCTGTTTCCGTTACGTCCATTTCTGAACCTGTTAGTTTTATAGGATAATACCTAGTTGCATCTATTTTCTTAGAGTCAGCAATAGGGTCCAGGCTATCGTCCGGATATCCTACAAATTCTAGCTTAACTACATAACATGCATTTAGATAACCCGACCAGCCGGCGGCGAGAGCCGATACGTGAAGTGCTTCGATATACCCATTAGCACTCATAGGTTCAAATATTTCAAATTTTAATTTTGTTGCAATTGCAGGACCAGTTTGTTCGTTTGGGGCTAATAATGTTTCAATTTCAAGTCCGTCAATAAACAATTCAAATTGTCCAGGACTTTCTTTATTAAATTCTTTTACCGCTTCTGTACCACCGTAATCTAATTTTGTTCCTGTAATATTTTCTTTTGTTCCTAATATTTTACCGCCTTCTCTAACTGTTTCGGTTTCTATTATATTTGTTTTAAGGGCAGTAACCTGAGAAGAGATTGCATTTTTTCCTTTTCCTCCAGATTTAGCAACAACATATTTTAAAGGCCTTGCCCTGTATCCTGCAGGATCTTTTAGATCCTCGGGACTGAGCGCCGCCAAAGTAATATTATATGTTACAGACCTATAGTTGTTTAATATATTTTGTGTTTCTCCGGGAGCACTTGCTGTTGGGCCGCCAGACGAAGAATTATTAACACTAGATTCTTTAGGGCCGTTAGAAAATATCTCTTTAGTTTTGGTAATATTAGCATCTAACAGAACAGGTCGCTCATTAAAGAATTTGCTATCACGCATTGTTTTAGAAACTGCGGTTTGAGCATCTACCATGCCTCCGTAGAAATCCAAATTTTTCATATTATAATCCCAATACCGCTGTTAAGGTAGAAAGTTTAGGCAAATAAATTTTTTGTCCTGCTATCATATCAAACACCGGGTCTTTAATAACATCTTTATTTCTCACCGCAAACACCCACCAAAGGTCTACATCATTGTATAAATCGTAGGCAAGCAAATCTGGCCTATAGGTATATTGTTGTGGTATTTCAAATAATATATCATCTTTCTGATTAGGAATATCTCGCAAAGATAGAAGGTCTAAATAAAAACCATTATTAATAGTTGTATAATACGGACTAGTTTTTGAATACATATTATAGATATCCTTTGCCTTTTAGTTTTCCAGATAGCCAGTTGTCAACTGAAAACTCTTGCATCTCTCTTCGACTGTACATAACATTTAATCCTAAAGTAATTGTTGAAATAGACGGAACTAATGTAGTTTTATATATAGTTCCTACTCCTGACTTTCCTACTTCAATATAATCTACACTATCTGGCAATTCAAATTTAAAAGATTGTACAACAACAGGCACGTTCCGTAACATGAAATCTCCGTAGGCCTCTAACCTACAAACTGGCGGAGGAGCTCCGGCATTTGAATCTGATCCAAATCTCATTTTAGTTAGGCTTCTTAACAAATGAATCATTCCTAACCAAATTGCACCTTCTTTTTCGTTCTGTACTGTAAACTTTCCTGTAACTGTAATGTTACTTACTTGACTATTTTTATAAAAATATTGTGTAAAATTACTGTGAACTGGATTTACAGACCCGTAAATTGCTTGACTGTCGTAGTTTATACTAGGAGTGTATGGAAATAGTACGCCGCCAAATTCACCTAAAATTCCCGAAGGGCCTGCTGCCGGACCTATGATATATGATCTAGGTACCCTTAAATAAACTCTAAGATCTTTTGCTCCGGCCCATTCTGCCGATGCGGCTTGTCCCGATGAACGTTCTGCTCCGGTAGGTAAAATTCCTCTCCTTGAAACAGAAGGAGAATCTGTGCCTTCGTCGCCGCCACCGTTGTCACTAAGGAGAACCGGACCCGAACTTGTATCTTCTTCTTTACTTCTATTATCTTCTGGATCAGCGCCTGGCGGTAATTGAAGACTGTTATCATCTGGAACATTTGTAGTATTTGAGTATTTGTTAGCTGTCTCGGTTTCTGATTCCGAAGGCACAGTTGTTTGAGTATCCCAAGACGAAACAGTAGTCTGTGCGTTTGTAAGGCTAGAATTTGCAAGTTCTAAATTTTCAGTTGCCGTTGCTAATTTTGCTTCAGCACTTGCTATATCTTCGGCAGAAGCTCCGATAGATTTTAAGGAATCTACTTGATTTTGAAGGCCCAACACCTTAACCTGATACCCAGAAACACGCTGTTGATACAGCATAACACTTTGTTGAGCTTGTTGATATTCTAAGAATGATAAGGCCATTATTTTTTCCTCTATGCCGTATTTACCCCATAAATAAACCACAAGTTTTAATGGTTGACACCGGTGTTGCGTTTATGCTACACTGATTAATAAAGGAGACCACACCAAGATGGCCACAACAATATCGCCTACTGGACGCAAAGTTCGGTACTTAAACAACCGAGATTTACTAGCAGAAATACATAAAAGCAAAAACAGTTTTTCTAGCTTTACACAAAAAGAATATAGTCAACACGATATTATTTTAACAAATTTAGATAAAGTTAATATTCGGACAGTTGCAGATGCAAAACGAAACAGGGCAAAACGGCTAGGGCTTATCGCGTTTAATCAAGCAAGATTAAGCGGGGATAAGAAAATAAAACTAGCAGAAGTTACTCCAGATTATAAAACTATACAGAAAATTGATTTAGTATTCCGAATTATGACTTTTGATCACATCCCAGAAGCACCGGGAAGAAAGAAAACAGTTAAAAGTACAGCAGATGCTCATGACAAAATTAACTTTCCCCCGTTTCAACATTTTAAATTTGATGAAAATGATCAATTGATCTGTGTAGGGAAAAGTCACTGGAAGGGCGATTTAGAAAAAGGTCACTTCAGCAAAGATCACGGACGTATTACTGAAGACTTAGGAAAGATGTTTATTAAGTTAAGCGAAAGATATGCTCAAAGATCAAATTGGCGGGGTTATACTTATAATGAAGAAATGCGTGGGCAAGCAATTTTACAATTAAGTCAGATTGGTTTACAGTTTGACGAAAGTAAATCTGAAAATCCATTTGCATATTATACTGCCGCTGTGACAAATTCTTTTACAAGAGTATTAAACATTGAAAAGAAAATGCAAAATATTAGAGATGATATGTTAGAAGTAAATGGATTAACACCTAGTTCAACAAGACAATATCAAGCAGAATTTGCAGAAGAAACTGCTCGTCAAGCAGAGTTATATAAAAACTTTAGAATGCCAAAATCTGAAGAACCGGACATCGAGGAAGAGGAAGAGGCTTGATTTGTATTATGCTATCTGCTATACTATCAAGTAGGAGACTCTAATTAATGCCTTTATTTAAAAAAGTAGCATGTTTTACAGACATACATTTTGGATTAAAATCAAATAGTCAAACACATAACCAGGATTGTGAGGATTTTGTAGATTGGTTTATTGCTGAAGCTAAGAACGAAGGGTGTGATACTTGCATCTTTCTTGGGGATTGGCATCATAATCGTAACTCAATTAATTTAATCACCTTAGATACTTCAATGCGGTGCTTAGAAAAACTAGGAGCCGCATTTGATCAATTCTTTTGGTTCCCAGGTAATCACGATTTGTTTTACAAGGATAAGCGAGACATCCATAGTAGTGCGTTCGGACGCCATATTCCTGGCGTGACTGTCGTAGACTCTGTCACCACTCTAGGCGAAGTCACCCTTGTACCGTGGTTAGTTGGAGACGAGTGGAAGGCTATGAAAGACCTTAAAAGCAAATATGTCTTTGGTCACTTTGAATTACCTAAGTTTTTTATGAACGCAATGGTACAGATGCCCGACCACGGGGAACTTCGGGCAGAAGATTTTAACGGTCCTGACTATATATTCAGCGGACACTTCCACAAACGTCAAGAAAATAATAAAGTTGTGTATATTGGAAATGCATTTCCACATAACTTTGCAGATTCTTGGGACGACGAACGTGGAATGATGTTTATGGACTGGGGCGGAAGCCCCCAATACAAGGCATGGCCCGATGCTCCTAAATTTAGAAATATTAAACTCAGTCGACTAATTGAAGAAAAAGATGCTTTAATGAAAAGTAAGATGTATCTTAAAGTACAACTAGACATTGATATTAGTTTTGAAGAGGCAAATTTTATTAAAGAAACATTTGTCACAGAACACGATGTTAGAGAAATTAGTCTAATACAGGATAAAGAAAATATTGATTCAGTTATAGATGATCAAGTAGACAGTAAGTTTGAAAGCGTTGATCAGATTGTAACTGAGCAGTTAGTTAATATTGATAGCGATACTATCGATAAAAAAGTTTTATTAGATATCTATAATAGTCTATAATGTTTAAAATAAAAAATATAACAGTTAAAAATTTCCTATCTGTGGGTAATCAAACACAGGCCGTAGACTTTGATAAAGAATTACTGACTTTAGTTCTCGGTGAGAACTTAGATCTAGGTGGAGATGACAGTGGTTCTAGGAACGGTACTGGCAAAACTACTATCATTAATGCACTCAGCTATGCACTATACGGGCAAGCACTAACAAATATTAAAAAAGAAAACTTAATTAATAAAACTAACGGTAAAGCAATGTTAGTTACTGTTGAATTTGATGTTTCGGGCAATTCTTTTCGTATAGAACGCGGCAGAAAACCTAATGTTTTAAAATTATTCATTAACAATCAACAACAGAAAGCATCTGACGAAGACGATTCTCAGGGCGATAGTAGAGAAACACAGAAAACCATTGAACAAATGTTAGGCATGAGTCATACAATGTTCAAGCATTTAGTAGCATTAAACACTTATAGCGAGCCTTTTCTCAGCATGAAGGCTGCTGATCAACGAGAAGTTATCGAACAATTACTGGGTATTACTTTGCTTTCTGAAAAAGCAGAGAAACTTAAATTAGAAATTAAAATTACAAAAGACTCTATTCAGGCTGAAACATTTAAAATTGACGGTATAAAGACTGCAAATGAAAATGTACAAAAAAGCATAGATAGTTTGCAGATTAAAAGCTCTGCGTGGGAAAATAAAAAGACTTCTGATATAGAATCATTAGGTAAAGCAATAGTTAATTTAGAAAACGTTGACATAGATTTTGAATTAGTTTCTCATTCACAGTTAAAAGTGTGGGATGAAAATAATAAAAAACTAGTTAATCTAACAAAACAGAAATCTACATTAGAGTCAGCGGTTATTCAGGCTGATAAAACTGTTTCTAAATATACAAAAGAGATAGAAAAACTAATAGATAAGACATGTCCAGCGTGTGAGCAAGAGCTTCACGATCATAAACACGAAGAAATGTCTGCGGCAGCTGAAAAGAATTTAGAAGATGCTGTCACTTACCTAACTAAAGTCAGCAATGATCTACTTACAATTACCGCATCAATTGATGAAATTGGAGAACTTCCTAGAAGGCCTATTACATTTTATGAAACAGAAGCAGAAGCTTTTGGGCATAAAAACAATTTAGATAGTTTAGAAAAGAGTTTAGACCAACGAATTGCCGAAGCTAACCCCTATGAAGAACAAATTGAAGAACTGAAGCATACAGCTATTCAAGAATTAGATTGGTTAAATGTAAACAATTTGGTAAAAATTAAAGATCATCAAGAATTTTTATTAAAGCTACTAACAAATAAAGATAGTTTTATCCGTAAGAAAATAATTGATCAAAATTTAAACTACCTTAATAAAAGATTAAGTTACTATATTGTTAAAATGGGATTGCCTCATCAAGTTGTTTTTCAAAACGACTTAAATGTTGAGATCACGCAATTAGGTCAAGATTTAGATTTTGATAATTTGTCAAGAGGCGAAAGAAATAGACTTATTTTAAGCCTAAGTTGGGCGTTTCGCGATGTTTGGGAAAACTTATATCAACATATCAATCTATTGTTTATCGATGAATTAATCGATGCAGGAATGGATGCGGCTGGTGTTGAGGCAGGACTTGCTATCCTAAAGAAAATGTCAAGAGAACGAAATAAGAATATATACTTGATCAGTCACAAGGACGAGTTAATAGGTAGGGTTAATAATGTATTAAAGGTTATAAAAGAAAACGGTTTTACCTCTTACTCAAATAATGCCGACTATATAGAAGCATAATGCTAAACAATTACGACAAGGTTTATAGTGAATTTATTGATAAAGTTGCAGAGTTACACAATGCCCATATTGCATTTAAAAATAAAGCAACTCACGAAAGTTCACTTAGACTTAAAAAAGCAATAGCTAGTTTAGAATCTCACATGTTTGTGTATAGAGGTGAAGTTAAAGACTTTAGAGAAAATTATAAACAGGAACAGAAAAGATTATGGGCAGAGCATAAGAATAATCTTAGAGCCGCTGCCGACGCGAAAGCAAAAAGAAAAGAACTCAGAGAAAAAAGGAAACAAAATGAGCACACAACAAGAACTACAGGCGGCATTTGAAGCATATATGGCTGAGGATGCAAAATTTACTGGTGGCAATTCGGCCGCAGGTACTAGAGCACGTAAGGCATTGGCCGAAATGGGCAAAGCTGTTAAGGCTCGTCGCAACGAAATCACTGCTGAAAAGAACGCTCGCAAGGAAGCCAAGGCAGCAAAGTAACCAATGACTTGGTACCATAAAGGTTCTATAGTTACAGAATTGCCTAAAGATTGCGTGGGATTTGTATATCTTATCTCATGTAATACTTCTGGCAGGCTTTATGTTGGCAAAAAATTAGCAAAATTTAGTAAAACGACCTACAAGACTGTAAAGTTAAAGAACGGCACCAAGAAGAAAAAGAAGATCAGAAGCAAAATAGACAGCGACTGGCAAGATTATTATGGCTCAAATATAGAACTTAACAAAGATGTTGAGTTATATGGCAAAGAAAATTTTACAAGAGAAATATTACATTATTGTAAATCAAAAGCAGAAACATCTTACATTGAGGCCCGAGAACAATTCGACCGCAAAGTATTAGAATCCGATGAATACTATAACGGACATATTCAAGTCCGTATCCATGGCTCTCACATTAAATCTAAAATTTAGGCAACTTTAAACGGTAATGGCTCGCTCCTGCTAACTTCTGGAGCCCTAAACCTGGACCTTGGGTCGCAGGGATGGAAATCTCTCGCCGTTAAGAGTGCTCAACCACTACCCGAAAGGATGAGGATCGCTATTAAGCCCTGCGATTTGGTTGTTTGAATATGTAAAAATAGGCAAAAAGAAGGGAGAAAAACCCTGGACTTACAAAAGTGTTAGCGTATTTTTGTAAGTTGCCGTCGTATAAAGACGTAGCTCGTGGTACCGGATGACCGCCACTGTAATGCTATAACGCTAAGTGATCATGTTCGACTCAGATAATGTTCATTTTTGCCCGCCCTGGGCAAAGTGTGACTGAACGATCTAGATAATATTAAATCATCTACGATGATAAAACTGCTTCGAGTGTTAGCGAAGAAGCATACGAACGTAGTTCGTTCATAAATAAAGAATAATATTTCGGAATAATAAATGCAATTATCAACACTTCTTAGTAAACTTGATGAAATTGAAAGTTCTCCTAAACAATCTATATTTGAAAGCATAGGTCAAGGAGATCAATACTTCCGTACCTGGGAAAGAGATATTCATCCAGTACTATGTGAGGTTGCATTACAGCCTGATCAAGTTCAACAACTCTTTAAAAGCATTGAAGCAGGTGCTGGCCGTAGTGCGTTAGGTAAAGGTCTAGATGCCGTTAAAGGTGCTAAGGACAAAATCAGTGATGTCTGGTTTAATAAATTTGGAGGTATGCTACAGAGTAGTGCTCCGGTTCAATCGTTTGATCAAAAATGGGAAGAACTTAAATCATCTATTGCTAAAAAGAATCCTGAGCTTGCATCTAAACTAGCCAAATACGGTGAGTTCGCTAAGAATAATCCTAACCTACATAAATTTTTGTTAGCTATTGCAGGTTCAGCCGCAGCCGCATTAGGTGTAGCAGTTGCAGGCGGAATTGGTGCAGGTGCTCTAGCAGTTGGCACAGGTACAGGTGTTGCAGTAGGTATTGTTAATATTGCCGACCGGTTACTACAAGGTCAAAAAGCATCAACAGCTATTGGTAGAGGTGCAACCGCAGGAGTGGTAGCAGGTATCACAGCAGGAACCCTGGCAAAACTTGGAAGTTGGCTAGGAGGGTTTCGTGAAAAATCAATACCATTTGGTCCAGCAGATGCAGGCCTAGAACAAGTAAGTTGGGATGCAACTCGTACTCTTAGAGCGCCCGGAATGGAGTCAATTCAAAGACTACAAGGGTTTAATGCTCTAGTAAAACCTGAAGAAGCTAGCGGTATTCGTGCAGCCATGAACTTGATCAAAAGCGGAGGCGACGGAGCACTTGAAGGATTTAAACAACTTGAAAGTATTAGTAGGATTGTTCGAAACAAAGAATATATGGCAGGAATGGATGAACTGGTCCAAGGTGCATGGAAAGTTGCCAAAAATAACGACAGTATTTTACAATTTATCAACGGTATAACACAGGCAAGCACAGCAGCCGCAGGCGGCGCTGCCAGTGCAGGTATGGCTTCGGGAGGCCAGAAATCTGCACCGCTTTCAGAAAATCAATTAAACGAATTATTTGGCATCACAGGCAATAAAGTAGATGCTAGTAAATTAGAAAAGGCCTGGAAGAAGGCAGGTAGTCCGATGGACAGCGAAGAAATTGCTAAGATACTAGCAGATACAGGGGTTGATAGTCAAGTAATCAAAACTGCATTTACTGGCATAGGACTTCCAGAGCCATCTGAAACAAATAGTGTAAATACACAATTATTACAACAGATTCAGCAAGAATTTGCAAAACTTGATCCAGAAGGACAGCAACAAATTCTAGCTTATTTGCAATCATCAGGAATAGCATAAAATGAAAATTACAGAATTGCTCGAACAAAGACAACAGGTAGATGAATTAAACATGGCCCAGGTAGGCAATGCAATTGGTAAAGGTGCAACTGCCGTAGGAAAAGGCAATGTCACTAATATCAGTATCTCTGCTACCACTGCACCTTCGGTTGTTACTACAGCAGGCTCTGGTACGGCAAAAGAGACGTCGGTCATAACATTCAACCCATTGGCTGCTGGCGAAGCAGTTACCGTCAATGGCTTAACTTACACAGCAAAAAACAGCTTAAGCGCTAATCAAGTAGCAGCCGCTTTTGCTAGCTTGACATCAGGTATGACTGCAGCTGCAGCCACAACTGCCAACAGTGCAAGTGCGGCACTTGGAACATTTTCAGGGACAGCATTTACTGCAGGGTTTACCACTGGCGCAGCAAGTGGCTCTAGCATCACAGCATCCAGCGTATCCAACGCAGACGTAACTGACATCACAGTAACTGCCAGTCTGACGGCTCCCACTGCTAGCACTACGGATGGTATTAGCGTTGCAGCTTCAACGGTTTATGGCACAGTCACTTTAACGTCTAATGAGCCATTTACCGTCAAACCTGG